ATGGCCCGTGCAAGCAACCTGATCCGGCGTGGCGCGATCTACTATGCGCTCATCACTGTGCCGACCGACCTATGGCTCGCCATGGGTGAAAACGGGAAGCCGGTGAAGCAAAAATGGGTGTCGCTGCGCACGTCCGATTATGCCGAGGCCCGCGCCCGCAAGCCCGTTGTCGTGGACCAGTGGGCAGGCACCTTTTCCGACATGCGCCGACGCCGCGACCTCTCCGGCGCGGACGTGGCGATAGCTGTCTATGACCACTACAAGGCCAAGGTAGAGCAGGGCGACCGCGAGCGCATTCCGCCGACCAAGGAAGAAATTGAAGCGGCCTTTGACCGTGCGCTTGAGCAATCCCGCAAGCCGCACCCTTCCGGGCCGGGCATCTATGACGCCATCAACAAGATGACGGACGTGGAAATCCTTGCCAATAAAGCGACATGGGCCGCGAACCGGCGCAAGGCCCGCCATGCGCGCCTCATTGCCGATCTGGGCACCGGCGACATGCGCTTGATCGAGCCGGAAGCCGATGCCTTCTTGAAAGCCAACGGCTTCCAGATACCGAAGGGCACCGACCAATACCGCGACCTATGCCAAAAGCTCATGCGCGCCGAGATAGAGGCGTTTGAGCGCGTTGCCGAACATGAGCGCGGCGATTTCACCGGCAAGCCTAAAGACCCGATTGTTGCCGAGCCGACTGAGCGCCCGGAACCTATCGGCGCACCAGCCGAAACCCTCATGCAGCTCTTCGCCAAGTATGAGAAGGCGAACCCGCGCAACATGCAGGCGGACTCTATGAAGCAAGTTCGGCGCGACGTGGAGCATTTCGCCGCTTTTGTCGGGCCGCGCTTCCGGCCAGAAAAGATTGACCGCGCCACCGTCGCCGCTTGGATGGACCTGCTTTACGAATACCCGGTGAAGGCCAGCGAAACGAAAGCCTTCCGCGATATGACGCCACAAGATGCCGTCGCCACCAATAAGACGCTGACACCGCCGAAGCCGACGCTCAAGGTCAATACGATCCGGCGCTATATGAGCAGTCTGGGCGGCTTTTGTCGCTGGCTTAAGGTGCGCTCTGTCCTGTCCGAGAACCCGGTGAGCGATATGCTACCAGAGAAGGATCAGGACAATGAGCGCCTGCCTTTCACGAATCCGCAGATGAAAGAGTTTCTTGCCTCGCCACTCTTCACCGGATGCGAGGGCGAGAGCTGGCAGGAAATGGCGCTGCCCGGCACGCACCAGATTAGGGACCATCGCTATTGGGTGCCGCTGGTCATGGCCTATAGCGGTGCCCGGCCAGGTGAGATTGCCCAGCTACAGACCGCAGACGTTCGCCAGCATCATGGCATCTGGATCATGCACATTACCGAGCTGGGCGAGGGCGAGAAGCGCACCAAGACCAAGGGCAGCATGCGTGTGGTGCCCATTCATTCCGAGCTGATCAAGCTGGGCTTTGTGAAGCATTGCCAGCGTATGCAAAGGGCAGGGGAGAAGCAGGTATTCCCCGAAGTGGTCATTCCCGAAACCGGGCAGATCATTCCTGAGTTCTCACGCGAAATGAACCGGACCTATCTCACGCGCATCGGGATCAAGACCGGCCCTGAAATAGTGGTCTATAGCTTGCGCCATACCTTTGTTGACCGCCTGCGCTTGGCTGGTTTCATGGATGATGAAATTGGCTTGATCGTTGGGCATGATAAGCCGACCACGACCGGGCGCTATGGTGTCGAGCAGGAAGGCACATTGAAGCGGCGGGCTGAGCTGGTGGAGGCCGTGCGCTACGTCTGACTATGGTGACGCCAATGTCACGATGATTGAGGCGATGCGCGACGGCCTGAATCGGGTGGAATTCACGCTTGGTTGATTTAAATATGGAAGGTCTATTTCAACCCTTAACGGCATTTTCGCGCGACAAAATTGGAGAACCTGTTGAGACCTCTAGTTGTCCACTCAGACGGCACCGCCCTAGATTTAGACGGCAATGCCTTGTTCATTTCATACGAGCGATTCACGACGAAAATTTGCCAAAAAGGGCACTGCTTTGTTTGTGGCGCAGCGCCCCATAAATCTTTCAACGATGAGCACATTTTTCCGAACTGGCTGCTTCACCATTGTGGGTTGCACGATAAACACCTCTCGTTGCCCAACGATCAGCTTGTCAAATACGCCAACTACAAAATTCCATGCTGCGAAATATGCAATTCACTTTTGGGAAAGGAGCTTGAGACGCCGGTTGGTTCTGCGCTCAAGCAGGGCTACGATAATTTTGTTGCCCAACTAGACGAAAAATTGATTTCACTGATCGCGTCTTGGCTTTGTCTAATTTTCGTAAAAGTCCACCTGCGGGATTTCAAAAATCGGGTTCATCTGGACCGCCGCATGGGCGATGATGTTATTGGAGATCAATATGATCTTGGTGATTTACATCATGCCCATGCTGTTGCTCGCGCGATATATTGTGGCGCAGAAGTAGATGGGAAGGTTTTTGGGAGCCTTGTAGTTCTAAAATTGTCCGAAGACAAACATCTGAAATCATTTGATTATTGCGACAACCTGGCGGGCCGAGGAATACTAATTCAGGTGAATGATATAGGTCTGATATATATCGTGGACGACTGCGGTGCGACTTCTAATATGCTTAGCAAGCAGTTGGAAGTTATTCCATCCGAGCTAAACGATTTTCAGCTTAGAGAGATTTACGCCCGATATGTGACCGCAAACATTCATATCAAAAGCAAACCTGAGTTCTACACGAATTTTTTGACAAAAAGCGGTATTCCGATAATATCAGTGAATCTTCCAGAATTTGATGTGCATGAGTATGTTCCGGAAATATTTGGGAACATACTTGCTGGATGCTTGGGTGCTCTGGCTAGTAGTGTGGTTGTTGACGGAAAGGTTGGCGAAGATGCGCTAGAAGTGATCCGAACCGGCAGGGTGTCATTTCTGTTCGACGGTGAAGGCAAATTGCAAAACGGACGGGTTGAATAAATTCCTATTTAGGAATATTGTCTGATCACGATCAACGTGAGCAGACCTATTGGCATTCACCGACTTCATTCCCGGCCTATTCCGCAAGGCCGATCCCGAGCCGACCCCGCCCGCGCCGGTGACGCTCACCGACCCGCTGGCATCTTGGATTTTCGGTGCCCAGCCGACCTATTCCAATATTTCAGTGACGCCCAAGACGGCCATGCAGGTGCCAGCCGTGGCGCTTGCAGTGCAGACCATCGCCAATGCCGTGGGTGGCCTGCCGGTGAAGCTCTACGTGCGCAATGGCAAGGGCAAGGAAGCCGACCCGGCACACCCTGCCTTTACCCTTGCGCATGATGAGGCCAATCCTTGGACCAGCGCTGCCGAGCTTCGTGCCCAGCTCACCCGCGATGCCCTGTTGCATGACAATGGTGGCTTCGCGCTTGCCGTGCGCGGCGGCTCTGGCAATGTCGTGGAGTTCCATCGGCTGGACCCCGCCACGGTAGAGATTAAGACCGACGATGCCAGCCGGGAGCCGTTCTATCTGGTGCGGGAAGGTCGCAAGGCCGTCCGGTATGAATATTGGGATATTCTGCATGTCCGGCATGATGCTGGTGCGCCAATCAACCTTGCGCGCAATGCCATCGGCCTTGCCATCGATCTTGAGCGACATGCTGCTGGCCTCTTCGCCAATTCCGCGCGTCCGTCCGGCATCCTGAAAACCGGCCAGAAGAGCGCGACGGCAATCGAGAACATCAAGGCAAGCTGGAATGCAGCCTTCGGTGGCCGCAATTCCGGTGGCACTGCCGTGGTGCCCGATGACACTGACTATCAGCCCGTCACTATGACCAGCACTGATGCGCAGTTTCTTGAAACGCGCCGCCATCAGGTCGAGGAAATCGCCCGCGCCTTCAACGTGCCGCCGACCATGCTCTATGACCTTGAGCGTGGCACTTGGTCCAACACTGCCCAGATGGACCAGCACTTCCTCAATAACAGCCTCAAGCCTTGGCTGAAGGCGTGGTGCTGGGCCTATGCGCGCGTCCTGCTCAAGCCAGAAGAGCGCAAGACCCACTTCTTTGAGTTCATCACCAATGACCTGATGACGCTCAATCCTGCCGAGCGCACGGCCATCTATGGGCAGATGGTCACGATGCGCGCCATGACGCCGAATGAGGTGCGGGCCGGATTGAACATGCCCGCGCTGCCGGGCGGCGATGAGCTTGCCAATCCTTACACCACGACCAGCGCACCAGCGCAGGCCGACAACGACAATCCCCCTGATAACGAGAAAGCGGCCTAGATGCACAAGGCATTCTTTGGCGACCGTGAGCGGGATTTCTCGCTCCCGACGCACCTGATTCCAGAATTGCAGACCCAGACCGGCAAGGCCATCGGCGCAATCATCGATGATATTCGCCGCCTGTCCTTTGCCGAGATGGTTCACACCGTCCGGCTGGGCCTTATTGGCGCTGGCGCACACCCCAAGGAAGCCGCCGAACTGGTCCAGACCTATCTGAATGCACACCCGCTGGGCGAGCTGCATTTGCTGGCGCTGGATATTCTCACCGACCTCTGGACCGGCCCGGAAGCCAAGCCCGACGATGATGCTGATGAAGCTGCCGCAACTGGCGACCTGTCCGCTGCCATCAATGCCGGTGCTGCATAATGGAAAAGCTCGAAATCAAGGCCGAAGTCAGCATTGACGATGCTGGCACTATCACCGGCATTGCATGGCCTTTCGGCTCTGCCGACACCGTTGGCGACGTGATCGAGAAGGGCGCTTTCTCGCTCCCGCCCGCGCTGCCCATCGTCATGGAACATGACCAGTCACAGGTTGTCGGCGTCTGGGAACATGCCGCCGAAACCGACGCCGGGCTTGAGGTTAAAGGCCGTCTTTTCGTGGAAGGCATTGGCCCAGCCAAGAAGGCCCGCGACCTCATGCAGCGCAAGGCCATCACCGGCTTGAGCATCGGCTTCCGCGCCGATGGCTTCACCCGCTTGCCGACCGGCGGGCGCAAGTTCGACGCGCTCACCGTCACCGAAATCTCTCTTTGTCGCCGCCCGGTTCACACCGGCGCGCGGATCACCTCTGTGAAGTCCAATCCCGAAGGAACCCATATGGACCCCGAAACGACCAATGAACCTGTTGCCGAGATCAAGGCAGCAAACGACAATATCGCCGCGCTGACTTCCCGGCTGGACAAGCTGGAAGCCAAGGCCAATCGCCCGGTTGCCGCCAATGACAATGCCGACCAGCCCAGCGAAGAGCGCAAGGCATTCGGCGCATATCTGCGCAATGGTGCCGAGCGTCTGAGCGCCGACGAGCAGAAGGCAATGACCGTGGGCACCGATGCCAACGGCGGCTATCTGGCCCCCGAAGAGTTCGGCAGCGAGCTTATCAAGCTGCTCAATGAATATTCGCCCATCCGCCAGTATGCGCGCGTGGTGAACATTTCGGCCCCCGAAATCGTCTATCCCCGTCGCGTAACCGGCACCGCTGCCCATTGGGTTGCTGAAATCGATGACCGCACGGAAAGCGGTATGACCTTCGAGCAGGTCAAGCTCACCCCGTTCGAGCTGGCGACCTATACCGATGTGTCAAACCAGTTGCTTGCCGATAATTCCTATGGGCTTGAGGGCGAGCTGCTTTCTGACTTTGCCGAGTCCTTTGGCATTACCGAAGGCGCTGCTTTCGTAAAGGGCACCGGCATCGGCCAGCCGAAGGGCCTGCTCACCGCTGCGGGCATTCAGGAAGTGAAGACCGGCGTTGCCGCTGCCTTCCCGTCCACCAATCCGGCAGACGTGATCATCGGCATGTATCATGCCATCGCCACGACCCATGCACACAATGGCGTCTGGCTCATGAACCGCAAGACGCTTGGCACCATCCGGCAGTGGAAGGACGGCACCGGGCGCTATCTGGTTCTGGACCCGATCACCGTTGGCGGCGCTTCGACCCTTCTGGGCCGCCCCATCGTGGAAGTGCCGGACATGGACGATATTGGGGCTGGCAAGTTCCCGATCCTGTTTGGCGACCTGTCCGGTTATCGCATCGTGGATCGTCTGGGCCTTGAAACCCTGCGCGACCCCTACACGATCAAGCTCAAGGGCCAGACCCGTTTCCATGCGTGGAAGCGCGTCGGTGCCGACATCACGCACCCCGACCGCTTCGTGAAGCTCCGGGTTGCCGCCTAAGCCATGAAGCTGGGCGCGGACTCTATCTATATCGAGCTGGCAGGCGAGGCTTTCGAGCTTCGCCCGTCTCTCCGCGCCAGCATGAACCTTGTTCGGCGGCATGGCCTTCCCGGCCTGCTTTCAGCCGTGCAGGGCTTCAACGTCACCATCATCATGGACATGCTGAGGGAAGCGGCCATCAAGCCCAGCCTGTTGCTGGCAGAGATCGCCGCAATTGGCCTTGGCAATGTCCGCAACCGTCTCACCGGCACGCTGGTCGCATTCGTCCTGGCTGTTGCTGGCATTGATCCCGACGACACCACACCGCCCGAACCCACGACCGGAAAGTCGTCCGATCCTGAGCAGGTCTTTGCCCAGCTCTATGGCATCGGCACCGGCTGGCTTGGCTGGACACCAGAGCAGACATGGAACGCGACCCCCGCCGAAATCATCGCCGCCCGCACTGGCCGGACGGACCTCATCACCGACATTTTGCAGGCCGTGTTCGAGAAGCCGACCGGCACCAACGGCGCGACCGCGCCAGACCACTACACCGAAGCCCAGCTCAAGCAGATCGAAGAGGACGGCCACGACCCGGCTTTTGATCGCATGGGCCTTCACGCCCTCAAGGGTAAGGAGCGGGTCAAGGGTAAGGAGCGCGTCACCTGATGCCTATTGCACCGCCCCGCCTTTGCAGTTGCGGCAACATCGTCCCTTCAGGCCAGCGTTGCGCTTGCCAGAAGGCCAGCGACCGCGCCCGCAAGGCCCGCCATGATCGCCGCCGCCCATCTGCCCGCCAGCGTGGTTACAACACCGAATGGCAGAAGGCCCGCGCCGCATACCTGCTTGCCCATCCTCATTGCGTCCGGTGCGGCAAGCCCGCTTCGGTTGTGGATCATATCATCCCGCATAAGGGCGATGACCGCTTATTCCGCGACCCTAATAACTGGCAGGCCCTTTGTGCCCATTGTCATTCCAGCACCAAGCAGCGCGAAGAGCGCAGGCCGGTGCAGCCATGACGCCCGAAGAAGCCCGCGAGATCGACCGGCTTGAGTTCGAGGCTGACTGCCGTGCTGCCCGCGAACGTGCATTTGCCCTCATTGCCAAACGCCATGGTGAAGAGCGCGCCCGTGTGCTGCGCTGGGTCAAGAATGAACGGCCCAAGGAGCGGTTCAATCCTAAGCCGCCAAAGATCAAAGTAGATTGCAAGCCGAGTGGTTTCGCGGCCAAGGACCACGCCATTGGTGGCATTACCCTTACCCGCCGCGAATGGGCTGAACGTCTTGGCATCAGCCTCAACACATTCCAGCAGCGTATTCATCGCACCGGGTCTTTAGAGGCCGCAGTAGCGATTGGTGGCCCAAGGCCGCGCGGTCGGCCCAAGGCTGAACCGGGGGTGGTCCAGAACTTTGACGCCTCTCTGGGGACCGGCGCGGGGTCCACAACGCAAGATTTTCCCTAAATAGAGTTTTTCATTTTGACCGCACTTATCGACCTTAAGGCCCAGCTCAATCTCACCGACGATGATGCCGACGACGCTCTGCTCACCGGCATGATTGCCGATGCTCTGGACCATACCGGCAGCGCAATCGGCGCAGACGCCCAGCTTTCCTATGATGAGCTGCCCGGCGGGCTTCGCCGTGCCGTTCTTATGCTTGCCGCCCATTTCTTTGAAAACCGGGAAGCCGTGCTCGTCGGTATCAGTGCCAATGAGCTGCCTTTGGGCTTCTGGGAGCTGGTCGCACCCCATCGAAAGTGGGTGTTTTAGTGGCCTATTCCCCGCAAATTCAGCGCCTTATGCGCCGTTTGGAAGGCATTCCGAACGCCATCAAGGCCGATATGCAGCCCGCCGTGGTGAAGTCTGCCGACGAATTGGCAGAGTTGCAGCGCCGTTTTGCCGAGCGTTCGCGCGACACCGGCGCACTGATCGACAGCATCGAAGTGACCAAGCCCGGCGACACCACGCCGCCCTATAGCCAGCCGGGCGGCTCCCGCACCGCCCATGAGCTTGAGGCCATCGTGACGGTCGGCAATTCCGAAGTGCGTTATCCGCATCTGGTCGAATACGGCACCGAGAATGCACAGGCCCAGCCGTTTTTCTGGTCTGCCGTGCGCAGCCTGCAAAAGCGCATCAACAATCGATTGAACCGGGCGGCGCGAAAGGCCATCCGCACCTATTGGAGTAATCAGTGACCGAACCTTCCCTTGCCTTGCAGACGGCTATTCGCGCCCGCCTCTTGGCTTCCCCGTATGTCATGGAGCTGGTGGAGCCGCCCAATATCCGCGATGGCGACACCCGGCCCAGCGCATTTCCTTCCATCATCATGGGCGGCGCGCAGGTCGAGGTAAACGGCCACTACCGGCAGTATCGGAATGTGACCGTTTTTCTGGACCTGCATATCTGGGGCGAAAATCTGGAAGCAGCCAAGATCGTCGGCGCTGCCGTGAACAAGGCCCTTTTCAGCGCGCCGGACGTTCCCGGCTTTCACCTTACCGATGGCCTGCGCACTGAGCGCAGCATCTACATGACCGATCCGTCTGGCTCTGGTCATGGCGTTGTCAGCCTTCGCGCGCTCATGGGTGGTGCTGTCTGATGCGCGCCGCGCAGTTGTCGCACACCATCACCTTGCAGCGCGCCGCCGAGCAGGTAAGCGCAGCGGGCACCGTCACCGCGATCTGGACGGATTATGCCACGATCCGCGCCGAGCTGGTTACGCATTCCATCGCTGATACCGGCATGGCCTATGGCGAAGCAGCCAAGGCATCGCTGGTGTTTCGTATTCGGCATTTCCATGGCGTCACCGTAGATGACCGGCTGGTCTATCGCGGGCAGGCATATGCCATCACCAATATGGTGGAGCTGGGCCGTCGCGTGATGGAACTGTCTTGCGAGGTGCTGACATGAGGGGACGCAAGCCCAGCACCATTGTAAGCGGTAGCAGTCCGGTTACGGAAATTCCGCGCCCGCCCAGTTACATGAGCAAGGATGCCAAAGCGGAATGGCGCAAGATCGCGCCGATCCTGATCACCGAACGCAAGACGCTCACCGAAGCCGATCTTGCCACGCTCGAAAACTATTGTCTGGCGACCGGCACCATGCGGCAAGCCCAGCGCATCCTCAATCTTGAGGGGCTGGTGACGGCAGCGGGCAAGCGCCATCCGGCTTTTGGTATCATGAATGCAGCACAGACCACGCAGCGCCTTTGTGCTGCCGAGCTGGGCCTTACGCCGGTGAGCCGTTCGCGGCCTGCCGTGCGTAGTGAAGGGAACCATGACGAAAACCCCTTCGGCATTTAGCGCCACATATCCGCATTGGATTTATGACGGTTCGCCCATCGAAGATACTTTCGGCGATGGCGAGCGCGCCGTGCAGTTCCTGCGCTGGCTTAAGCATCCTAAGAGCAAGCTGCCCGGCAAGGGTTTCCAGCTTGACCCTTGGCTTGAGCGTGTTGTGCGCCGCATTTATGGACCGCGCCACGCCGATGGCTCCCGCATCGTCAAGACCGTGGTGCTTTTGCTCCCGCGCGGCAATCGCAAGACCAGCACGGCAGCAGCTCTGGCATTGCTGCATACCGTGGGGCCAGAACGCGCGCCTCATGGCGAAGCCATTTTTGCCGCTGCCGACCGCAAGCAGGCCAGCATCGCCTTCAAGGAAGCTCTGGGCATTGTGCAAGCACACCGGACTATTGCCGGTGCGGTGAAGGTCTATGACGCGCACAACAGCGCCAAAAAGATCGTCTATGGCAAGGAGCGCGTGACGCTCGAAGTCATTTCCGGTGACGCTGGCACCCAGCATGGCCGCACCCCGAATTTTGTGCTGGCCGACGAGCTGCATGTCTGGCCGAACTTCTATCTCTGGGAAGCGCTTCAGTCTGGTCTGGATAAGTCCGACAACACGCTGATGGTAGTGGCGACCACGGCAGGGCGTGGGCAGGAAAACGTCGCATGGGAGCAGATCGAGGATGCCCGCAAGGTTGCGCGTGGTGAAGTCATTGATCCGTCTATTTTGCCTATCCTGTTTGAAGCCGACCGCGATGCCGATTGGCGGGATGAGGCCGTTTGGTTCGCCGTAAATCCCGGCCTTGCGCATGGCTATCCCAGCATTGATGGCTTCCGCCGCGCCGCTGCCAAGGCTGAGCGCAGTATGCGGGAGCGCCAGAGTTTCAAGCAGCTCAAGCTCAATATTTGGCTGGACCAGAGCACTGACCCATTCATTGATATGGAAGTCTGGGATCGGTGCGCCGGTGACGTTGAACCAGACGAAAACGCGCCGTGCTATATCGGCGTGGACATGTCCGCGACCACGGATTTGACAGCCGTTGTCGCGGCCTTCCCGAACGATGACGGCAGCATTTCAGTGTTGCCGCACTTCTTCCTGCCCGGCGACCTTTTGCGCGACCGTGCCGATAGGGATGGTGTGCCCTATGTGGAATGGGCCGACAAGAACAACGGCTATCTCACCGCAACCCCGGGCAACGTCATCGATTACCGCGCTGTCATCGATCATATCCTTGAGCTTTGCGCCCGTTTTGATGTGCGCGAAATCGCCTTTGACCCTGCCTATGCCCAGCCCGTCATGGGGCCGCTGGGCGATGAGGGCTTGCCGGTTCTCACGATGCGACAGGGATGGGTTACGCAATCCCCGGCATTGAATGAGCTTGAGCGCGTCATTGTCGGCGGCAGCTTCCGGCACGGCGGGCACCCACTGCTTCGCTGGTGTTTCTCGAACGTCGCTATTCACACCGACAGCGCCGGCAATCGCACCATGCACAAGGGCAAGAGCACTGGGCGCATTGATGGTGCCGTTGCCACTTGGATGGCCGTTGCCCGCGCCGCCGCAAACGACAATTCCCCGTCCGTCTGGGACGACCCCGATTTTATGCAGAAAGTTTATGGATGACCGAACAGCTTTACGTCTCGATTGAGGCCCGGCTTGCCAAGCTCGAACGCGATTGGAAGAAGGTGCCTGGCATCGTCGGCAAGGGCGCTGATGGTGCCGAGCGCCGCGCCAAGCAGGCGACCCAGCGCATTGAAGGCCATTTCGCGGGCCTGAGCAGCCGCATCGGTGGCATGGGCAAGGCCATGATCGGCGGTTTTGTCGGTGGCCTTGCTGCCGGTGGCATCATGGGCATTTCCCGGCAGGTTGGACAGGTTGCCAAGGCAATTGCCGAAGTGGGCGATGAGGCCAAGCGCGCGGGCCTGAGCCTGAGCGATTTTCAGGAATTGAAATACGTTGCCGAGCAGAACCGGCTTGGCGTCGATAGCCTTGTGGACGGCATCAAGGAGCTGAACCTTCGCGCCGACGAATTTATCGTCACCGGCGGGGGTAGCGCCGCCGAGGCATTCCAGCGCCTTGGCTATGACGCCGAAACGCTCAAGACCAAGTTGAAAGACCCTTCGGCGCTCTTCACCGAAATCATCGGCAAGCTGGGCAAGTTGGACCGCGCCGCCCAGATTCGTATTGCCGATGAGATTTTCGGGGGCACCGGCGGGGAGAAGTTCGTCCAGCTCATTGAGCAGGGCGAAGCGGCCTTGAACCGCACCCGGCAGGAAGCCCATGACCTTGGCCTTGTCATGGATGATGAGCTGATCGCCAAGGCAGGCGACCTTGACCGGGCATTCCAGACCGTCGCCACGACCGTGGGCAATCGCTTGCAGCAGGCGATTGTCAGCGCCTCATGGGCGCTTTTCGATTTCATGCAGCAGTTCAAGGCTTTCGAGGATCGCACCACGTCCAGCCTTGAAGCCCGCATGGGCGACCTTGGCCGCGAGATTGTCGCCAAGGATTTCGAGCGCATGCAGGCGCTCAGTGATATGCGCACCGACCCCGGCAAGGCTGGGCTCTATGAGGGCTTCGCCGTCCAGCTTGAGCAGGAAATCGCAGACCTGCGCAATCAGGAAGGCGAAATCCTCCGCATCTTGCGCGACAGGCAAGCGCCGGTGCCCGAGCCGGGCAATACCGTTCCGCCGCTCAAGATCACCGTTGATGCCGACGATCCGGTAACGCCGCCGCGCGGTGGTGGCCGGGCTTCGGCCATGCGTGAAGAGCGCGATGCCGCTGCCGAACTGATCCGCGAGCTTGAGAACGAGCTTCGCGTTATCGGCATGTCCGAAGTCGAGAAGCGTATTGATGCCGAGCTGCGCAAGGCCGGTGCCGGTGCGACCGATGAGCAGCGCAATTCCATCCGGGCGCTGGTCATGGAGATCGAGAACCAGAACGCCGCTATGCAGACCATGCAGACGGCGATGGACGGCGCGAAGGGGATGGCCAAGGACTTTTTGGGCGGGCTTCTTAGCGACCTGCGCAATGGCGTTGATGGTGCCACGGCGCTGGCGAACGCCTTTGGACGGCTTGCCGACAAGCTGCTTGATATGGCGCTGGACAGCCTCATCAATTCCCTTTTCACCAACATGATGGGTGGTGCCGGGGGTGGACTGCTTGGCGGCTTGTTTGGTTTCAGCGAGGGCGGTGTTGTCGAGGCTGCGTCCGGCGGCTTGATCCGTGGGCCGGGCACTGGCACCAGCGACAGCATTCCCGCGCGCCTGTCCGATGGCGAGTTCGTGGTAAGGGCTTCCCAGACAGCCAAGCACCTGGACCTGTTGCGCGCCATCAATGACGGCAAGGTGTCTGCCTTCGCCACTGGTGGCCTTGTCGGTGACAGCCCGGCCATTCGGGCGGCGAATGACAATGCCAGCTATGCCAATGACAATGCCGCGCCGGTCATCAATATCTCCGCGCCGATCACCGTGGAAGGCAGCGCCGGAACGCCGGAGCAGAATACAGACTTGGCGAAGCGGATGCGCCGGGAGATGGAAGCGGGCATTCGTGGCATCGTGGCCGGAGAGATTCAGCGGCAGCAGCGTCCGGGCAACACCCTCAATACCCGCAGCCGCAGCAGGTGACGCCACGGATGCCCAGCGGTGACTCTGGGCGGGCGAAACGTGTGGCCGGAAGGGGTGTGTCGCGCCGGAAGGGGTTTGCCTGTCAGTGACTCTCTAAAGCCGTTTCTGGTTTCGTGTCGGAAACGACGTGCCGGAAGCTCTGAACCACTTCCGGCATGGGGGCCTTCACAGGAGCCCGCCGCGAGGCGGGCGGCAAGGGCGCGAAGCGCCCGCGCAGGCGAGGCCGAAGGCCGAGGTATCACGGCGTGTCCGTAAGGAGTTTCGTTGTCTATTTTCTTTATCTAAGCAGATAAACAGATGTGTAGATACATTACGAACGGAATCCATTACGGACACGCGTGCGAAAATAGCTCTTGATATTACATATACACTTGTATATATGTTTGGCATTGAGCCATTGGAGATCGTATGCCTAACCCGCCCGTCACTGTCCGTCTTGACCCTCGCCGCCTTGAACAGCTCAAGGCCATCGCCCATGCCGAAGGGTCCAGCGTTGCCGATGTCATTGCGCAGATCATCCGCACCAAGATTGCCGATGGCGTCATTTCGCCCACAATCCCCGGTGTGACCGTCAAGACCGTTTCAGATGGCGTCATGATCGACCTGGGCGAAGGCAAGTCCGCAACCTACAGCAGCGTGTCGGCCCGCGAGTTTGCAACTGCCATTCGCGCCGTCGCGCAGGGCGCTAGTTCCATCGTGAGCTTGGACCATCACTATGGTGTCGTGCGGCAGGGGACCGGCATCAAGATCATCGCCCCATTCCCCGGCCCGGAAGTGGCGTTTCCGCCAAGCCTTGCGGAAGACCTTGCAGGCCTCATCGAAGACGCCGCGAAATAAGAAACGCTCCCGGCTGTTGAAGGGCCGAGAGCGTTAGGTTGCTTGCAGGATAAGTATATGAACAATCCAGAAGATTGTCCAGAAAAAACGAACGATGTTGTCGTCACCGGTTTCGCTGATAGTGCCGAGATTGAGCGCCTGACCAAAGAGGCGCTGATCAATCAGCGGGCAATTGCCATGTCCAAGTGGCAGACGGAAACGATGCCTAAGGCGTTGGCGGATAATGCCGAGCGTCTGCATACCGCCAATAAGCGGGCTATTCGGAAGGCTGGTGCCGCCATCGATGAGCACCGGCAGACCCCGGAAGGGCGAGCGAATTACAATGAGAAGCGGCGGGCCAGATATAAAGCAGATCAGGGCGGCGAAGTGCGCGAGTATGTGACCGAGCTTTCGGAAGAAGATCGTGCAGAACACGACCGGGCGAAGAACGCGACGGCGCAGGCAAAGTCCCGCTCCAAAAAGACCACGGCACAGCAGTCCAGCGAGCGCGCCGAGCGCCGGAGGAAAAAGAAGGCCCGCGAAGCCGAAGCCGCCGAGTTGGAAGCCATCGCCAACGAGGCCACGCGCAGGATTTTCTAGGAGATTTATGCACTCCCTCCGGCGTTTCGCTATAATCGAAATTAGGCAGGGCACTCCACCTTGCCGATCTTGGGCGCGCCCTCCCACGTAAACTTCGGCAAGCAGCGTGGGAGGGCCTTTTCGTCTCTGGCCGCAGCTCTATAGCTATTGAGCTAAAGAGCTATATAGCTAAATAAAATCAATGACTTAGTGCGCATTTGTGCTTGACGTGCATTCCTAGCGCATGGGAGTCTTGTGCCATCAATGAGGGCAAATCATGCACGACGACGAACCGACCTTCCTGCGCACTATGACGTGGGCAGACCTTCTCCATGCGCTCAATATCGATGAGGCATTGCGGCTCAAGCTGGGCGTCCAGCTCTGCCCATTCTCCGGCATGGTCGAGGAATACACGCTGGTGGACCGGCTGGGCGGGATGCTGAATATCTGGCCCGCGAAGTGGCGGAAGTTCATTGAGGCGGGCAGAGCTAAAATTAACGCTTGAGTTATTTAACGCGTTAGTGTTAAACATTGCTCATAGGAGATGAGCAGATGCGCAAAACCGCAGCCGAATATCAGCGCGAATACCGCGAGAGGAAACGGAAGGCCAAAATGGCCGCTCCCGATCTTGCTATGGAATTCGTCAAGCGTCCTTTGAGCGAAACCCGCCCCAGCGATGGCGACGATCCCTATAGCTTCGTTGAATATCTGGTGCCGGTCGGGCTTCAATTCCCCGATGGCTTCTTTGACGAACGCGCATCTTATGACGTCGATAGCCTTGTCGGTGCCGAAAGCAGCATGAGCGGCAGGCCGTTGCTTGATCGGATGGAAGCCTTGGCAGGCATCTTTCTTGATGCCGCCACCGAGCTTTACAGCACCATTAATGAGTTCAAGCTGGGCGAGATCGACGCCCGGATTGCCGAGATTGAGCAAGCCGACCTGTCAGACCCCGAAGCCAAGGCCAAAGCATTGCAGGACATTGTGACCTTGCAGGGCATCAGGGCCAGCTTGGCAGGGAAGACGTTCCGGCGCTCATTCGCTGAAATCAGCGTGAAGGGCAGCTTCTCGAACTAAGAAATTCCGCGCGGGAAGGGCCTCAGCTCTCACACATTAACCCGACCCGGCGCGGTGCATGGCGGCAAGCAATCCCGCTTGCCGTCACTCAAAGGGATTTTCCCAGAAAGGGCATTCAATGTCCAACGAAACTAAGGCCAAGCTCGCCGAGCAGATCGACTACGCAATTCAGGGCTGCGCAGATGAAGGCATCGGTCTTACCGCGAGCGGTGCCGCTGAATTGCTTGCTTCCATTGATGACCCGGAAGTTGCAGCCCAGCAGGTTGAAGAACTTGCGCGGCTTCTGCGCCTGTCCGGTGCGGCTGCGGAAGAGGGGAGTGGCCTGACCATCGCATATATTCCCGATCTGGTTTTTCACCAGCGTGTTGACGAGGCGGTCAAGGGCATCATGGACGCCGCCCCGGCCTCAGATCGTTTGGGGGTTGATCAGGCGATCACTGAGGGACTTTTGGCAGATGGGATTTGGCCGCAGTCTTGGGAGGCACTGATGCCCGACCACGACAAGCAGTCTCTTGTCGTGCGCATCGTTCAGGAGCGGGGTGGCCGCGCATGACCATTGTCACTAGCTTGAACGACAAGCAGACCTTCCGCGAACGGCAGGAATTTGAGGTCATGATGGTGTTGGAAGAGGCCATCAATAACCCCAGCCTCATTGATACCCACGACCTTGCCGCGCGTATCGTGGATGCGATCGAGAATATCGATCCGGCAGACTTTGAAGGAGAGCTCGCCGCATAGCGGCTTCCGGCACAAACCAGCGCCGCCCGACCGTATGATTGGGCGGCGTTTGAGCTACCGATACCCTTTGAACCTATTAGGTAGGTAGGAGCTCAAATCTCCGCCTGAGCCCTTAGTTATATAGTCGCTGATCAGGTCTGTTGGGCTGTCGCTCAACGTCATGAAGAACATTGCGCCACGAACTCTTTTCCACTCTACGCCCTTCGGAAAATCGTCTGTCACGTGCCGGGCGTAGTCAAGAAGGGCTTCGGCTCGCGCATACAGCTCTGCCGCGTAGATAAGATAGCTTTCCAGATTGGATTTGTAGTGGCTGATCTTCGAGGTTTTTAAGGATCGGACATTGGTGTCCAAAAGCTGCATGGAGGCAAAAATTAGGGCGATAAATTGCGCTTCGTCGCCTTTGGTAAATTGGGCAAACTCCTTCATTGCCGTGGCCGCACTCATAGGTAGCTTTGGAAAAACAGGAATTGACGCGATGTCGATAGGGGCATCGTTCGGACTAGCGGAGTAGAGTTCCCATAAGTCAGAGCCCGTATCTTCGGCATAAGCAAGTATCAGAGAGACTTGAAGCGAAAGCCACGATCTAGCCGCTTCGCGATGATCGTTCTTCCGTTGAACCTCAAGATCGCGCTGTTGCTTGATCTGATGGTAAAGTAGCAAGGCTGCAATTGTTGCTGCTGAAACTGTCAGCACACCGATAACGAAGGTCTGATAGTGGTAGAGCAGGTTATCGGGCGCTCCGCTGGTGTGGCTGGCAACGAGCGCTGCTATCAGTGTGCAGAGCAGAACAGCTCCCAAAACACCTTCCGCTTTCCCCAT